TCATCTTTGGTTACATGAATGTCTAAATTCTTGGTGTCTAATTTAGCATCTAAAACACCGTCTTTACGTGTAATGTTTATATCAATATTCTTAGTGTCAATATTGATGTTTAAATCTTTTTTCTTTCTAGGCATGATTCTATTTTTAAAACTCGTTAATTAAACAATAAGACACAAATGATTGGCTCTTTACTAACTTAATAATATGTTCGTATTGTAGATTATTATTACAGACTTGGCAACCCTCAGACCAACCGCCAATTTTAGACATTATACTCGCACTACCCTCAATGTAAGTAGAGCCATGAAAATTCAAATAAATAATATCAGTATAGACTTTTCCATTAGTGTCTGTCTTCCCGTCAAAGTTTCTATCTCTATAATATGGAATAGATTTTACTTGACGCAATGCTTTCATTTTGCCTTTATGCAATCCGTACTTATATACGTCATAATGCCACATATCAGCTTTGGCAACTGCAGTTCCTTTTAAACCTTTATTCGTTGTTCCACTTGTTACCATTACGAATTGCTCTCCTTTGAAAACATAAAATTTATCGTCAAAAGAATTTGTTAAATCTTCGTTAGAACGTACTCCTAATATCCAATAGTCATGTGGTATATAAATATAGTTAATTAAAGATTTAACTTTAGTCAATAACTGTTTATCTGTATATGCCTTTACCATTATAAATTATCTTTTTGCTCTTTGGCTCTTTTGACAAATGTAATAAAAGAACTCCAAAGGTCTTTATTAGTAACTGAGTAATAACTTTCATTAATTGATTTGGCTTCAGTAAACAAGCAAAACAAAGTAAATGCCTTGGTAAGAATTAAATCAATCTGAGTGTACTTTAAACTAAGCCCAGTAAGAATATATATTTCAGCTAAATACAACGCTGTAATGCCGCCTACGTACAACAAGGTCTTAGATATAGTATCACTTAATCTTCTGCTTTTAATAGATTTCCATCCACCTTTTTTTACCGATCTCCAAAGGCCAAAATATGTATCTAATATTATAGCCAAAAAAGCAATAGTTACCAATGGAATGATTGGAGTTAAAATTCCTACTACTGATATAAAGAAAGTTGTAATTGTCAATTTCATATTATCGTTTATTTTTCTTTGTTTTAATATCTTCTGTTTCATCTTCTAGTTTTTTTAAAAACAAATTTAACTTTTTGATATTTTCTTCTTTTGGTTTGTAAGTCTTTATATGTGCCATCCGCTAAAATAATTATTTCGGTTTGCAGGAACTTCTCCATTTGTAGCCATATTGTATTCAGGGAACAAATTGTTATAAAAGCCCATGTGGTCAATAAATCTTTGGGTGTAATTCTGTGCGATATCTCTTTGTTTTTCAATTAACATATCAACTTCTATTTTCTCAACATTATCAGAGTTCTCGGAAGTATGTTTATATACTCCCTTGTTAGCTATTGTGTATGCAGCAAATGGTAAATACTCTAGCATAGACCAATGAATAAGCATTGGCTTTATATAATCAATTAATAGAGTTTCATAATTTGTTCCGGTAAGAGTATTATTATTAATCATTAATTGAATCTTACGCAATAGCTTTGTGCCTAAAAAATTCTGTATATGTATATCTTGTGCAATCTTTACAAATTGAATAAATTTATCTGAATCCACATTTCCACCTAATGCCGTTAAAGACACTAAATCATCTCTTGTAATTAATAATGCTTCTGCCATAATTATTTATTCTTAAATCGTTTATTACTTGGTAAGAATCCTTGATTCGGCATGTCAACGGGTCTCTCTGATACATATGAAGGATTTATGACTTTATAACCAACCTTTTCTGCTTTCTCTACTGCTATAGTTTTCGCATTTGGATTGTATACGTCAATACCTAGTCCTTCCGAAAAGGCAACATAAACTTGTTTCATCCATTTATGGTGACACATGGCTCCACCTTTGAATTGCCATATATCATAAACATTAGCACCTCTTGGACCCCAACCTTTATTTACTTCCTGCTTCTCCATAGAAATGATATCCTCTTTACGATATATCTTTTTTGCATTTACCATTTTGGAACAGAAAGCTCTAGTGTTACTTTTAATGTCTCCGTCATATCTATAGCGTGTAATGAATTTGATTCCATCAATATATTCATCTTGTTCACTTTTAGCATTTGGCCTAGCAGTTCCCGTTGATACAAGTTCTACTATCTTACTCATTAAAGTAGTTTTCTTTTGGTTTAATTTAGATAAATGCTCATTTTCAATATCTTCTAATTGATAGTCAACTTCGTATTCATCTATTAATATCCAATTATCTTTTGGCTTTTCACCTAAAGCAATTAGCATTTCAGTATTGTCTTCCGATTCTACTTTTTTAAGTTGTTGGTCTGTTTCAACTACTCCTAATGCATTTGTAAACTCTAATGGCTTTAATGTGTCAAAGTATAGATTTAATGAAATACCATTATTACTGATAATCATTTCATATGCATCTATTAATAGCTCTTGAAATGGCTTAATTACCATGTTATAATATAGTACAAAGGAATTCTTAAGTTCATCTGCATTGGAGCTAAATCCATTCGTACTACTAATTCCAAATAAAAGAGGTGAAGTAACGTTATGGCCTAATAGAATCTTTCTTGTACATTCGTCTGCCAGGTATTCATAATGCTGTGGAGCATCATTTAAAGCAATATCGTCAACAGTTGTTTTAAACTTTTCATCATTATTGAAAGATACAATAACACGTTTACCTTTAGAACCCGTTAATTTACCAACTACTCTAGATTCTGTTTCGTCCATCTCTTCTTCTGTCGGAACTCCATTATTAAAGTTGACAATTTTTGTTCCCGAAAAACCATTTTGTACCTCATTAATAAGGTAATCAGATATCTCCTGCTCTAATACTGTATATGGTAAAGCACCTTGATAGTCAGGATAAGCAAAATACTTCATTCCAACTGTATATGGTTGTACCATGTATATCTCAATCAATTCCTTAGAGGTACCATAAGCAGGAATTCTAGTTGGCGGAAAGTTTCTTAAATCCTGCCAATTATCTGAATAGTAATATGCTTCAATAATTCCATCTTTGTTACACTTCTCAGGTCTCAAAAGTTGCGTTGGAATATGTAATATGTTTTTTACAGTTCTATCTTTATTGTATATTATTTGAATTCCTGCTTGGCCTAGCATCTTCAAATCAATAATATGTTTCTTTTGGTCTGCTTTCTTTATTATGGTCATTAATGAAGCCCAATCATTGGGTTTCGCAGAAGCGTTTGTAGCCTTTAAACCTTTACCGTAAATCAATTTAGCAATATTATTTATTACTGCATTGTTTGTAGGCGAATATGTATATCGGTCAATTAAATATTGATAATGGTTATTTTGTTCTCCATACTCAACCCAATTTTCCTTTTTGCTTTCAACAATAATTGGCTGTTCGTATTTAGCCAACTCTACTATTCTAATATTCTTGTAAGAATTATCTCTATTGTCCATAAGTTATATATTCGTTTGGTGTTTCTATACCGTTATATCTATAAATTCCACCTACAATATTACTTGAAAATGTAAATACGGCTTGATTAGTGCAAAATACTCGGTCACGAAATATCGGAACTAATTCGCTTCCATTGTATAATGCTAAGTTATAAAACTTGTTTTCTTCTAATTGTTTGTTTGGATCGGTAAAGTCAATAAATAACGTTGTATAGTATTCATTTACCACTATGCTATCTATTGGATATTCAACAGTTGTATTATTAGATTCATCACGTAAATGAAATGAATCAAACACCTCCGACCTTGGAATGACATTGATACTCTTAATATCTAAATCTGTTGTTAGTATAATCATATAGATATAACTAATCAATCCATTTTTGTTTTAAAATAAAAAAGGGATAGCCATTGCCACCCCTTTAATGTTTACTTGTTTATTATGCCGAATTTACGAAGTAACAATAGTCGCAGCATCAAATAATGCAGCTAATTCAGTTTCGTTTGCACAGTCTAAGAAATTTGCAGGAACATTCTCCATACCCGTAAAGGTAAGATTATATCCATTGAAATCTCCTAATGCTGTTCCCGAATTAATCGTTCCCGTAGTCATATCACAACCTCTCTCTAGACCTGCTAAATGAAATTGTTGGTTACGATTACGAACAACTATATGTGGTCTACCATAAGCCAAAAGTTTTACAGTCTTGTGAGTTTGAGCATCTTGTTTTTTCAACTGTGCTACAATAACTTGTTCTACATACGTAGTTCCATTATCTCTTGATGTAATAACGTTTTGGTCAAATGAATTCGCTCCTTTCAATTCGTATTTGTAAAGATTTGTTACACCCGTTACTGCTGTAATTACACCATCAACATCTTCCGTAACATCGTCAGGATAAACGATACCATAATTGATAAAGTAAATTGCATCTAAACCCGAAACAGCGTCTTTACACGCTTCTAATCTTCCGTTTGAAATATCACACGCCATTTGTTTAAGTATTTAGAGAGAGACACGAATGCCTCTCCCATAATTAATATTATTAGTCAGGATAGTAGATTACTACATCATCAGTAATACCGATTTGAGTTCCTGCAGTGTAACGCATTACAAATCTTACATTTTGTGACCCGTCAATTTTTGCCATGTCTATGATAGCCACTTCTAACTGGTCATTTAAAATTCCTGTACCAAAATACAAGTTTTCAGTTTGAGCCGCAACCATGTAGTTAGACTGCAATCCGTTTGCAACAAATAATGGAATACCATCGAAGCT